TTTAATTCTGCGCCAGCCTGAGCAACCTGTGCTCCTCTTGCAAGGATTTTTCCGCCAAGTTTTGTCTTTGGCCCAGGAGTGACTTTCTTTATTACCTTCTTACCAAGTGAAGTATTTGCTGCTGCTTTAACGTTAGATGCAACCTTAGTTGAACCAACAGCCTTCTTGGCGGCACCAGCAGCAGATGCAATCTTGCCTACTGGTTTGGCTGCTTGAGCAGCCTTCTGTGGTCCTGGGAAGAAACGTGGCTGGTCTGCGAGAGGACCTTTGATTGGTGCAGATGGTCCAAGCATTGGACCTCTTGGCTTTGGCGCTGATGCCTTAGCCTGGTCAAGTGTCTGCAACTTAGGTGACTTAGTTAGAGTTTTGTTTGTGTTGGGTACTGTCCTCTTCTTGACTGCAGCAGTAGAAGGCTTTGTCTTTGGTGTTGACTTGGTAGTCTTGTCCTTAGCAGCAAGATTATCGATAAAACCTTCAAACTTCTTAATCTCTGGTTTTGTCATCTTTGGCGCTCTAGGCAATGACTTTAGTTGCTTCTCAACTGACTTAATCTGTGCCTTAGTTGCCTTTGGCTTTGAAGCAGTTGTCTTCTTTGCTGCCACTGGTGTTACCGCCTTTGTTAATGTTGTTGCCTTTGCTGGTGTTGGATTTGCTGCGCGGGCAGCCTGTGATGCACGGGCAACCTTGCCTCGAGCAATCAGTTGCCTGCGTGTTTCAATCTCTTTGCCCAGTTGCTTATATTCAGACTTGGTTCCAACGCGCTGCTTAACTGGCAACTTGCCTTCGCCCTTAGCAAAACTACGATTCTTTTGGATAAACTTCTCTTTAGCAGCATTTGCCTTAGATGTAGCACCAAGGGTGTTCTTCTCACTCTTGCTGAGTAGAGCAACATCCTGACGGATAAAAGGTTGCTTAGTCGCACCAGGGCGCTTGTTCATCTTGTTACTTACTGTACGGGCTTCCGATGCGCTAATCTTAGTGCGCTGCGTAGCAGCACGTTTTGCAATGTTTTTCTTTGCTTGGCGCTGGATTGCTTCCTTTTGCCCTTTTGTAAGTGCCATTATACTTGTCCAATCTCTTTCATAACTTCGGCTGTTTTCTTGGTAATTTCGTGTGCCTTAGGCATCTTCTCTGAATTGTATGCTGTGCCTAATGTCTCTGATGCAGTATGCGCTGCTTCGATGTGGGCTCTCGTAGTCCCACCTGGTTGGATACCTTGTGCTCTCGCATCGCGGTATGCTGCCAACTCGGATGTCCACTTCTTGTCTGGGATATCCCTTGCAGCATCTCCTGTACTAAGTTGTAATCCTTTTGCCTTGCATCCAAAACACTCATATGGCCCACCACATTTGGTGTGGTCTACAGTACCAAAAGTATCTGAGATAAATGGCTTATCTGATGTCTCATCACAACTGGTACAACCGTACAGGTCTACCATAGATTTGACATCGCCATCAACTAACTTATATGACCAAGAAACAATCTTAGTGATATGGTCACAATCACTGTGCTGTGAAGTTTTCTTCCGTGACATCTACGCCCCCTGCAATTAGTGCCGCTTTTGTTGCATCATTTACCGTATGTGCGTATCCGCCTCGGTAAACTTCATCATATGTCAGTAGGTCTTCTTCTACTGGATATCGAGTTTGATAGTATTCCCCATCGGTTTTAACGATTGTAATACCCTTGCGCAAGTTGGCAAAGTAAAACAATCTATGACCGCCAGATGGACCTTCCAGTACATATGGTGTTGTAAACGTCCAATTTGCCATTAGTTCTCCTTAATGAACTTACTGATGAGGCTAGGTTTCCCTAGCCCCACCCGTCAATCAATTATGAAGCGATTGATGAACCTGATTCGATTCGGTATAGTGCTTCTTCGCGGTAGCGAGCAAAGCCGAGTACGCCGTACCAACCCATTGGGCGGTGACGCATCAACTTGTCAACGACTGGTCCGATGACTACATGTGGCTCTTCAGCAACTGCTTCTGCAAGCGCCTGCTGTCCAGCAATGATTGTGCGGTAGTTACGAGCAGATGATGCTCCGTCTGTAGCGTTGTACAGACGTGGTGACTCTACGAAGTATGCACCTTCGTATGTACCGATTTCTCCCGCCCAGATGCGGTCCTGTGCAGAACCGTACTGATTTGGAAGGAGCCATCCTGCTGAACCTGTCTCAGCGCGAAGGTCGTGTGAAACTTCTGGGTGGATACCAGCCCAGTAGAGTGAACCCTTGCGAGCAACTGACTTACCAGAACGCAACTTAGCAACGGCCTTGCGGACGTTAGCAGAAGAAAGTGTTGCAGCAGCAGTGATTGTTGCTGTTGATGTTGCTGTTGAACCTGCGTAGATTACGTTTGTTCCAGCACGCAATGTTGCCATTGCTACTGCGTCAATTGAATCTGCAAGGTTGAACGCGATGATGTTAGCAATTGCTGGGTCTACATCAGCAAGGCTGAAGAGTTCCAAAGCACGTGTTACAAGGACAGAGTTACCGTACTCGTTAAGAGTAATTGTAACTGATGTCGGTGTAGACATTGCTACTGCATCTGGGTCAACTGTCTCTGTGAGAGCAGTTGTTGTTGGTGAAAGGTCTACGTAGCGCTGTAGCACTACTGTTGAGCCTGGGATTGCTTGCTTAGCAGGACGCTTATCTGCGACTGAACGAATGAGTGGCTCTGAACGGAGCGCGAACTCGAGAAGTCGGTCATAAGCCTTCTGTACTAAACCAGCACCACCAGCGGTTCCGCCGAGAGAGGCGGAGTCTGTGGATACGTATGAGTTAGCCATTTAGGTTATTTCCTTTTTGTAGTTAGAAACTATGATTAGTTTTGTGAGCCATAAATCATGTTGATGATTTCTTCCGCTGAGTTAGCGTTAGCGATTCTCATCTCCATGTCTTCGGCCCTGTCAGGTGTTGTTGCACCCTGAGTAACCATGTCCTGCTGACGTAGTGCAGCGCGGTTTTGGTTATTCGTTTCAGGCGCATCCTGGCGAACTTCTAGTCCAAACAAGTCTGCGTTATCATCAAGCCAGTTATTCACTGACTCCTCGTTAACATCATCCAAGTCCTTTAGGACCAAACGTATTGCCTTTGGATTCACACCCTTCTTTTCTAGGGTTTCTTTGACGATACGCTCACGCTGCCCCTTGGACAATGTCTCAAGTTGCTCAGTGAGGTCTTTGATACGCTTCTCGTCTGCACGCTTGGCTTTACGCAACTTCTTTAAGAGGTCGCTTCCGTCCATTGGTGCTTCTGTTTCTGTATCTAGGTCTTCGTCTTCGTCATCCCAGTAGTTGTTGCTCATAGCAACCACCCTTCTATTCGTTGTAGTCGCAAGCCTCAATTGCTGGTCGGGGAACCAGGTTGGCTCTTGCTATCGGTCTATTACTCTGACGGGGCCGATGGGTCCGTTCAGGATTCTATTTAGACTTGGTTAGATGCCCTAGTCTGTGAGGCAAGTCTTCCGCCTTTAGCAGCAAATCTATTTGTTTCTTCTTCATTGATTCTGCGAATCTTTTCATCTGCAGCAGCGCTAGAGTTGAATGTAGATGCAATTGCTTCATTCTGAGTAAAGTTGATGTTGCTCATTCTACCAAGGTCTTGTCCACGTTCTAGTTGCTTGACTGTTGCAAACTTGGCAAGTGATGTTCCATAAGTTGCCCCACCAGCAGCAAGGTCTGCGCCAGTTGCTAGGTCAATGCCTACACCTTGTGACTTAGCAGCGGAAAGTTGTTCAATGCTCTTAACCTTCTTGGTAAGTTCATCAGCACCTTCTTTGCCGAGCAACAATGCTTTGGCAATAGAGGTTCTATCTGCTCCAGGGAAGTATGTCTTTAGGTCACTCTTAAGTGCCTCTGGAGCATTGTCAATCGCACCAAATACATCTGAAATAATTGCTGTTGCCTCTGATACGGACTTATTTGCATCGCCAAGAATCTTTGCGGCAACTTCTTGAGTTGCTAGGTCGCCTAGATTGACAGCACGCAGTACATCGCCAAGTGCCTGTTCTGACTTTACATAGTCAGCAATAGATGGAACCTGTACAGTTTCACCAGCGTTAAGTCTATCTTGCAACTTAAAGATTGCAGAAAAACGGTTTACAAACTTGCTCGCTTTGCCTTGTGCTTTAGCATCGCGTAGAGCAAGGTTGATTGCTTCATCAACTGTTGAACCAGTATTGATGAATCCTTGAGTCATGCCACGAAGTTCCTAAACCCATGGTTGACTTGCTTCGAGTTCACCCATAAGAAGAGCAAGTGTATTAGCAAAAGTATTTGCTGCAAGAGTGAATACGCCAGTATCTGTAAAACCAGTGCTACTTGGATTTACAGGGTTATTTGTTTCTTCTCCGTCAAATTCTCCACCATTGCCATCAGCATACACAGGGATGCGTGAGCCAGGTGCATTACCAGCCTTATAGCGAAGTAGTGTGCCAGCCTTAGGAAATGTAGTCCCATTAGC